CATCTTGTAATTCATCAAAAGTAAAAAATGTATTAGTATATACACCATTAGCGGTTGTTACCGTTTCAAGATTCTTCTTTTCAATTTGGTCTAAACCACATGGTGTATATGGTACGGCCCTAAGATAACCCATTAACATATCCGCTAAGAATGCGAAAGTATAACCAACAAATTGTGTAGATATTTCATAGTTACCAGTCTTATCATTTAATTTACCATTAAATTTAGTTAAATGTAAGCAATATGTCACTGCCTTACCATAATAACCTTTAATTGTTAATTCAAATATTGGGTATGGAAGATTGAAAAATACACTATAAGGTGAATCATTACCCATCTCAAATAATTTACCCCTAATATCAGTAAAGTTAATTGTGATTAATGGTGCATATGAGGAATTAAAATCGATTTTAATTCCAGTAATTCCAAGGGTCTCTAAATCACCATTGGTCTTATTGAAATCAGTATTTAATTCAGTATAGTGTGTGGTCAATGACCTATCATCACCAGTTTTACTACCACCAATAAAATTAATTACACCACCATTATCACCAGTTTTAACTGTAGCAATACTCGCATCAGTAGATGAATCTACAACTATTGATGACCTCTCCCTTTTTATTGTTCTCAATTTAACAGAGATACTTAAATCCTCTGGTGTAACTATTTCCCTATTTTCTGGGTTTGGGTCTACTAATATCACTTTACCACCTTCGTAACTAGCTGGATTAATATTTGATTTTCTATTCCCCATATAATGCTATGTGTCTATTAACTTGCTCTAAATACCTTTCCAATGCTGAGTCGAAAGGAAATGGTACTCTTATAACTTCTTGGTCTGGTATATTAAATTCTAACCCACCAAATTGTGGATTAGCTGATAATATTAACCAACCATGATATGGGTTACCATAATACTCTTGAGACAATTTGTCAAGTCTTGAGCTACCCATTTTATAAACTATTTTCTTATCTGATGGCTTATTATCAACAAAAAGACCTGGTATTGGCTTTACTGTTCCATCTGCTTTAAATCTTTCGTATCTATCGTAATATTCTGACATTATTTAATATTTTATCCACTTATTATTGTCATAGGGTATCCATCTATTCCAATTCCCTTTAAACCATAATTTCTTTTTATATCATTAATGTTACCCTTTAATGGTAAAACCCAATTAGCCGTACTAGTTTCATTATCTTTTGAATAAATGTACTTAAATGGTCCACTAACTGGGTCACCAGTATTTGAATCAACTAAAATTATATCGAAAGGGTATTCATCTTTATTTAATTCTTCATCTGATGAAATAGTAAATCTAACACTAACTGGTACTGGAGTTGTTCCATCCAATTCACTATTTGGTGGTAATCCAATACCAATTTCATAATTTACAAAAGTAAAATTCTTACTACCAAGGTCTTCTGGTTGATTTTCTTCATTAGAATTTGCTCTTTCAGCCTCAGACAATTGATTATTAACTGGAACATTATTATTTGTGCCTAAACCTTCTTGTTCCGATTCATTTAAAAATTCTCTAAGGGCATCATCATCAGTTGGGGCAAATCCATTCCTATACTCACCATCTTCAATATAATCAGACCTAGTTTCATAAATTTCAGTATTAGCAAAATAATTAAATGAAACAGCATTCTGTAATCTATTAATCGGACCACTAAGACTAGAACCACCAATAAATTTAAATGATAACATTACGTTAGCAATCATTGGTTGAACACCAACACCCTCTGGGTTTAAATCCCAAACAAGTGGGTCAAACGACAAATCAACATTATCTATAACAATCTTAGTATTATAAAAATCTCCCAATCTTAAAATACAAACTGGTGCCTTACCAAATGCTAAATTAGATGGGTCATTACTTGAATTAGGTGTTGGTCCCTGTCTAGTACATTGCATTAAAAAGTTCAACCTAGAGTTAAATCCTTCTGGTGTTGTAGAGTGAAATGCTGGGTGGAAGAAGGCGATTTTTTCACTTATCCTATCATATATAAATGGTGAATCTTGCTCCATCTTTTCAAAATAACTACATTCATCAATAAATCTAGATTTAATTTCCCTTGATAATTCATTTAATCTTTCACTCTTCTCTTTGACTTTAATTGCATCATCAATTTGTTGTTGAAGTGCTGGGTCTTTTTTGAATGATATCGTTGTTACCCTAGATTCCTTCTTACACTTAGCATCTACATCTGGAACACCTGGTTGTGGGTCACAACTTTTAATTGTTTTTGGTTTACAACTAGTTGCATTTGCAACACCCTTACCTTTTGGTTGTTGACCAAATCTCCTACCCCCCAATGGGTCACCAGCAGCAATTAATTGTGATTCTAATCTTTGTTTAACATTATTCGCCCTACTTTGGGATAATGTTGCATTTGCACTAGCTGTACCATCCGAACTAGCCCAACCATCAATGTATATCCTAACTGATGGGGCTTTATTTACGATATATTCAGCTAAAGCAATCAAATATGCACCACCTTGCCAACCTGTTGGGAAATCTGTAATTTCTGCATCAGATGGTAATTTAAGTGGTTGTACATTTAATCCAAAATCAGTACTATTCTTTTGTGCACAATTACAACCAGCAGTACTTTTACCTGGTGTAAATGGTTTACAACCAGTGAATGTTATACCATCACTATACGTTACCGCATTTTCAACTACGATACCATCCTCATATGTTGTTGGTACAGCTGTTGCATCATTTGGGAAATAGACTTTAAATGGTTCTGGTGCTTCACCAGTTATCTCAGCTTCAATAATTTGCGGTTTTTCAGCATTTTCTACATCAATTTTATCTTTTTCACTCTTAGATAATTGTTTAACAACTTCTCTATCAAAATCAATACAACCAGCAGCAATACTATTATACAAATCATTATCAGAATTCAATACTCTCATATCATTCATGTATGTGGCATAATCAACAATAACCTTAAATCCTAAAGTACCTGTTCTTTCAGTATTGTTATATGTGTAAATTGGTTCACCTCTACCAATAAAGTTGGTAGAATCCCAATTAACTGATGTGGTATCTGTAAATTGTAAATCATATGGTGGAAACCACATTAACCTACCACGAGTTCCAGTAACTGGGTCACCAAGTCCTTGCTCACACTCTGGTAAGTCAGAAAATAATGGACCATCCCAAGCTAAATTTTCTAATGATAACATGAATTTTTTAACATTTGGTTCACTAGCATATGGTGCAACCTTAACAAATCCATTTGAACCACTATCTAATAATGAAGATTCAGTTCTATTTTTAAGTCTTAAACCAGATTGATTATTTAAACCATCATTCTTTTGTAAATCATGAACTTGATTGTACCTATCAAATGTTGTCCATACTCTACAAAACACATCATCTGGTTCTATAGCAGTACCCTCAATGGCTGATAATGATTTAACTCCAGAACCTTTAGAAATAAAAGTATTAGACCCTACTGATACAGCCGTTTCTATTTCACTAGGTGAAATTTGTATATCACCTTGTGCTGTAATTAAATTTCTGGTTTTATTGGAATTAAAAAGAGCTTGGGTTTTATATAATAAACTTTTAGGGTTTTTCATATCAGTTCTACTGAAAACACCTAATTCCTCACCTTTTTTATTTTTATCATCAGTCCAAGTAAATTTAGTTGTTGCCCATTCACCATTACCCCTATCATCGACATCATTGAAACTCGTTGCTTTATTAGTTAAATCATCAAATTCACTATTAAAACCACCATCTAATTCGGATGTAATTTTACCGTATGTTGTTTCAAATTCTTCATTAGAAACTGTTTCAGTTGAATTTTCATCTCGTGGGGGCATATTTAATAATTCGGTAATTCGACCTTTTTCGGCAGCTTCAAAGGCATATAAATCACCATTAGTTCCAGTATCACCCTTAGTAATATTTTCTCTTTTTCTATTATCAGTTATAGTTGGTCTATATTTATTTTGGTTTAAATTATCAATCATAGCCAAAACTTGACCTTTACCAGTATTCTCAACCATAGCTTGAGCCCTTCTAATATTATCTACTGGATTTTCAGAAGAAAATGGTGATGAAGATGTGTCTAATAAACTAACTGGTAATTCAAAACCTAATACCCTAGAAGCGAAATCACCAACACCAGCAGTATCACCCTTAGCAACAGTAATTGCAAAATTAGGTACAAAAATATCATTACCTTGTAAAAGACTAAGTGGGTTTGCATTTATATGACCTAATGTTTCTTGTGCTAAACCAAATGCTGCGTTATATCCGAAATGTTTAACAAGTTCTTGGTCACCAATAGTACCTAACGGTGTATCATCACCGATAACACCAACTTGTTGTGCCACACCACCTAAATTAACTGCATTTAATGCTGTATCAATAGTCCTAGCTATTATTGATTCCTTAATTTTATAAACACCATCAGATTCTGGTGAAACAAATACTGTGTTAAGATTAACCTTATATAGAAATTCAGCATCAAAGTACTTATTTTTCAACATTTGTTCTCTAGCTTCATCAGCTTCAATATTAAAAGGTGATGTTGGATTATCTGACCCTATATTTTGTTGATAACCTAGAGGTAAAGAACCTGGTGGTAAATTACCAATATTAATGATTGTATTTGTATTAATATCAATTTCTTCATTACCATTTAATGATTTATATGGGTTTGATAAAAGGTTTAAATCTCTATAGAATTGACCATTATCAACAATACTAGTTGATGGTTGCACCGCATTTGGTAATGTTTCCACTTGGGCTACTTGTCCTAATCCCACAGCTAACCCAGCTAAACCACCATCAGTGATTGAGTCAGCTAAAATAAGGTTCTTGTTTAATAACCAGTCTCTTAAGTCTGGTGAAATATCGTTGATTCCATTTGGCATAATAACTTCGTTTCTATATAAATACCAATCTAATGGGTTTTCTAAGAAAATAAATAGCCGTTTGGGGAATTTCAATATATATAATATACTATATAGGCCATATGTATATTAATATAAATAATATATATGGGTTAATATTACATATTAACTATATATAAAAAAGGGAATAAACTTTAAATATGCAAGCTTTTTCCCATTTATTTTTAATTTATTTTATATTACCCAATGTTTATGCTGGATTTGGAGACATTTTACCTCCATTAATTGCTTTGCTTAACTCTTGTTGTATAAGGCTACTTAAATCTCTTAATAATACTGGGTCATCCAATGTAATATCTGCTGAACCATCACCATTATTTAAAGTTAAATTACCTTCAATCTTCATAGTGTTCCCAAATGAAACCCTAATATCACCAGATGCATTACCCTTATCCAATGCTTTATCAACTGGTCCATCTTTTTTAACTGACATAATATCATCAGCTGGATTAATCCCAATCGGAGCTTGTCCACTACGCATAATAACATCATCAAAGCTCTGTGTGGCACTCTGCCTCCCAATTGGTCCGCCTTTACCACCTTCGGTAAAGAATTCATTAAATGTACCATAACCAGCCCCAATTAGTCCACCAATTAGTCCACCAATTAGTGCCCCCCAAGGTCCAAACATTGCTCCAGTACCAGCACCCATTAATGCTGAGCTACCAACACCCATTGCTTTACCACCAGTACTATTTGGGTCATCCATACCACTTCTAAGGTAATCCAACCCCATACTAGTACCCATTCCGAGTAATCCCATACCCATTCCGCCCATACCTTTTCCGAAACCTTTCATTCCACCCATCATCTTACCACCGAAACCTTTTCCTTTCATTCCAGCACCACGATAACCAGCTTTAGCCGATTTAAATGGGTTACCCATACCCATCATTCCACCTAGACCACCACGTCTACCACCACCACGACCACCCATCATTCCACTCATCATTCCACCAGGTGATGCGGTCATATTGAAGCCCATTCCAAGAGACATACCTCTTGCAACCCAAAGGGCTGCACTACCAATTAATGCCATGATTCCACTCGTTATTGGATTATCACCAACAAACTCTAAAATTGATGTAGCTAATTCAGTCGCACCTTTTAAAAAAGAACCAATTTGTTTTCCAACTTTTTTTGATGCTTCAAATAACCTATCAAATCCACCACTCTCTTGAGCCCATTCCATAAATTGGGCTAATGGTTCTTTAAGTCCTTCTGATAAACCATTTAGTATTGGGAATAATAATGTTTTAAATGTATTTTGTAAGTTTTTCCAAGTTTCATCAAATGTTTGTGCTTGTTTAGCCCTCTCTTTTAATGATTCTTTCTCATCTCTCATAGCACTAACTTGTGAATCAGTTAATTTATTTATACCAATTTGTTGATTACCAATAGTAACCTCATATTCTTTAGTTGCTTGATTAAAACTAGCTATTGATGAAATGAATTCTTTATTTTGTTCATCAGTTACACCACCACCAATATTCATTTCAATTTGGTCTAATTTAGCAGCATCTTTTGACATTTGTGCGACATCTGATGCTGCCATACCTGTAATATCAGCAATTTCTTTAATCCTATCATACCCAAGACCAGAAATTTCAAATTCACCAGTTTCATTATTAAACTTAGCAAATTCTTTTGATGCATCAATTATATCATTAGTAAAACCTTCAAAATCATTTCTAGCTTTAAACATAAGTGTGAATGGGTCAGCTAATTTAGCAAATTCACCACCCATAGTTTGAAGTCTTGAAGCCATTTCTACTGCACCTTCTGGTCTAAATACCTTATCAGCCATACTTGCAATACCATCCATATTAATTCTAACTTTAGCAGCACTAGCGGCAAGTCTCATCATACCTTTAACACCATCTTTAAAGTGAAATTTATTTGCTAATTGTAAATTTTTCTTTAAATTAGCGGTGACTTTAACTGAATTAACACCCATTTTAGTAGATGTATTCATCATTTCTTCCATTATTTTATGTGAACCCATTGCGGATATACCGAAATTCTCTAAATTAGCGACCATTTCAGCAGTTCCTTCAACTCCCAACATAGTCCCTTTAGCCATTTCAGCCATAGCAATTAAACCTTGTTCACTTAAAACAACACTTTTACCTATTTGTTCCGAATAAGCACCTTGCATTTTTGCTAAATCACCAGCATTAACACCCAATTGATTTGTCGTTCCAGCAGCTTTATACATGTTCATTCTAAATGCATCGGCATTTTTATTTAGAATACCCATACTTTGTTCTGTCATTTGAACTGCTTTCATTTCTTTTAGCATTTCTTTTGACATACCTTTAAGTGTTTTAAGTGCACCGACAGCACCTCTACCAATTGATACGAATGATGCTGATAATAAATTACCAGAATTAGCTGAATCAGCTAATATGGCTGCATTTTCTTTTAAAGTAGCAGTCTTTTGTTTGGCATACTTTAAACCTTCTTTTCTTGCAGCTATTTCTTTTTCAAGTTCTTTTACTTCGGCTTCAACAAGTTTCTTATTTTTACCTTGTAAAGTTCCAGCTTTAGCTATTAACCTTTGCCTTTTCTTTTCCCTACTTTCAATTTCATTTAATAACCTAGCTTCTTGCTCTTTGATGGTTTTCAAATTTCTAGCTACTTCCTTAATATCTTTCAATATGGAATTATAACCTTTAAGACCATCAGTTGCACGATTCTGTAACTCCAAAATCTTAGCTAACCTCTCTTCATACTCTCTAAAGTCGTCTGGATTAAAACCTTCGTTTGCCATTTATTAGTTTGTTAATTCAATAATTTTTATTTTACCCTTACCAATTTGCTCACGTTGTGGCTCATTGTTAACAGTTTTAACGTAATCTACGGTTACATTATAGGTTCCATCATCATTTTTATTACCCATTGTTAAATACATCGACTCTCTTCTGTTATCACCTGTCCTTCTAATAACATTTTGCTTAGTAAATTTACCAATATATGTTTTACCATTTTTAAAATTAAATGCCTTGTCTGGTCTAATATCAGCACCAGTAAATTCATATTTAACTCTTTTACCTTTTTTTGGTTTACTATTTAACCCTATAGAAGATAATTTTTTTTCTAATGGTACAATACCAGTTGATTTAGTTCTACCTAAAATTTTATTAAGTAAACTTGGTGATTTTTGCATCATATTTCTCATTGCTGGTGATTTCATAATATCAGCAACAGTATATTCTGGTTCTTTTACGTGTGACCCAATATTCTCAACTCCAAATACATTTTTTATTTGTAATTTACCAGTATCACCAGTCGTTAAATTTTTAGTTGTTGGGATTAAAATTATACCTTCTTTTGTTGTTTTAATTGAACCGATATCAAAAAAGAAATATGTGTTATCATATTCTGAATATTTAGAAGCCTCAGCACCAGTAAAATCAACTGGTGACATTTTAATCCATTTACCCATTTCACCTTCTGACTTTAATTTAATTGTTGTAATTGAATTTTTCGCTAATGAACCTTTATCAGCACCTTTAGTTATTACTTTACCAGTTGTAATTTCAATCACATCACCAGTATCTAAATTATTAAATTCTGAAAATATATCCTCACGTCTTCTTTCAAATTGTGATTTTGCTTTTTCTTGGTCTTGTTCTTTATCTTTTGGTCTACCATTATCTGGTGTTACACCAGTAACAATTTTATCACCCCTTTTAATTATAATATTATAAACACCTTTAATTGTTGGTCCTTTAACAGTTCTTTTTTTCTTACCATCATCTCCAATAACCATCCTCATAGTATCAAGGTTTTTACCATTGTACGAATTATCAGTTATAATGTAATATTCCCCTTCCCATTCAAAAGTAACTTGATTACTGAACTTACTGATAATCTCTGATTTATATACTTGTTTACCACTTTTAACAACTAATGTGTCTCCCCTTTTAATTTGGGCGAACGCATCTTGATATGTCGCCTCAGTAATAAGTGACCTTAATCTTGTATGTTCTACTCTCAATTTCATATTGTTGTTTAGTAATAAATATCATTATATACCAAAAATCCCTAACTTTTATTGGTTAGGGATTTGATTATTTCTCATTTGTGATTTTAAAGCCTCACCAGATACTGTTTTACTACGGGTTCCTTTTCCACCAGATGTTGCATTTTTTCGTGCATCATCCATTCTTTCTTTCTGCATTTCCATTTCATCTTTAAACATTTCAATGTAGAATCTCCTTTCATAAACTGGCATTGACATTACTTCACTATATTGGAAACCTAGGTGTTTCATACAAATATAGACCTCTTGTAGAAACGGCTTTTTATAGTTATAAGTTAGGCCAAAAAAACTTGAAGTTAATGGGAAGAAACGTGTCGAGGGACCCACCCCCAGGAGTCCCGATTTCTAGCTTCATGTCAATTCCACTATCAATTTGGTCAATATACTTTCTAACAGCGTTGGAATCTCCAACCCTCATAGATTGAATAAAATCCTTTATATACGCTTTATCTCTGTTTCCGTTAATGTCAACAATTTGTTTTTCTAATGTGTAAGTTACTGTGTCAACCGAACCATCATTAAGACCCATTTTCTCACCCACATGCTCTTCAATATCAGCAACATCACCAACTGTTAATAACTTTATTTTTAATTTAGCTTTAGTTAATGGTAATTCAAAATCAATTAACCCCTCTTTATCAGTTTCAACATTTAAATTAATTGTTTTCAATTCAGATAAATCTACAATATGTTCAAATGGTTCTGCTGTTTCTGGGTCATAAACAGTAATTGGGTACTCATGCCCATAACCTGTTGCTCTAAGCCAAATCATAATAGCATTTCTATCACCCACATGTAGGTCCTTATATCTTAATTCTGGTTCTAAAATTTTTCTATTCAATAAAATCTCCAAAAACTCACCACTTTCCATAAGGTTTGGGTTAGTAAGTATATTTTCATCAGCAGCGGTCAAATAAGCCACTTTAATAGACTTTTTACCATTTTTGTATAGTCTACCCTCAGAAGGTAGTGGAATAACATCAAATGAAGCATTCATTTGAGGTTGACTAATAGCATAATATTTATCCACAGGTTCTGGTGCCCTTTCTGGCATATCGTATCCAGACGGATTTGATGGTGGAACTGGTGGGGTAGGAGGAACTGGTGGTTGTACTGGTGGTCTTTGAGGTGGTTTTTGATTCATCATCTTAGCCCTCTCTTGGTCTAGTAACGCAGCCCTATCTTTTTGTTGTTGAAGTAATCTTTCTCTTTCAGCAATTTGTTCTTGGGTTTTTAAACGCATAGCTTCCGCAGCGGCTTGTTCACCCAAAGGTACTTCACTATTGAATTTAATTTCTTGTTCCTTTTCGAATTGATTAGCAATTTCAGTACCTGTAGCATTAGCTTGCTCAATCATACTCATATCTGGTTTATCAGCCATTTCCTCATTCATCTTAAGGATTTGGTCTTGTGTTGGTATTACGCTTGGTTTGTTCTCTGGCATAATGTTAAAACTTTTTAAGTATATTATTATTCTAATCTATTATATAAATACTAAGAGTAAAGTTTTCTATAAACAAAAAAAAAGACCATCCGTTTGGATAGTCTTTTAATTTTTTATCTGTATCTATTAGAATACTAGGATTGCCCTATCAAATCTTAAGTCAACCGTGATATCTGCAATAGAGTCATCGTCCATCGCTAAGTCACCGAAACTAACATTCGTGGTCATCGTACCTTGTAGTACCCACTTTTCAATCACAACACCAGTTGGGTCAAGCATTTCTACTTCAACATCTTTTTTGTATCCAGCAGCATAACCTTGTCTACCTGTGATAGATTCAGAGTGTAATCTAACCCACTCCATAATTGCTTGTGAAGCAGATGGACCAATAGGGTCTCTAAATGTAACAGTTATTGGCTCCCAAGTAAATCTACCGATTACCCAAGTTGACGTGTTAAGAAATGGAATCTCAACTTCATTTTGAGTAATAGAAGGTCTTGAAGCACTTTGTAGCCACCATTCTTGAATCCCCAAATCAGATGGGAATCTAATTAACCAACGATTTTTTTTCTTTGGTTCGTACGGTACGGGCATTTTCATTAACAAATCAGCCATTTTAATTAAGTTTTAAAGTTCTCTTTATTTAATAATAAATATATAGAGATTTGCTTTTTGACAAACTTTTTTTAAACTTAATTAATAGTGAGGTGTTAAATCTGGTTTTTCACCACATTTTCGGGGTTAGATGTATCATAAACAACGAAATGTAAATTAGGATATCTTGGTTTTAATGCTGAATCTATAAAATCTTTTATAGTTTTTACGTTCTTTTCATCATCATCACTAAAACCAACACTAAATTTACCATCAAATTCAATGAAATCAGTGGTATTTATTTTGTTTTCAATATACCTATCAAGTGCAATTACTTTACGTAATTGGATATTCTCTTCATCTTTATCTTCGGCATTACTTTCCTTTAATTCAGTAAAATCCATTTCATCAGAGGTTACTGGACAAATTACTTGTCTAGATAAATATTCATTTAAATCACCAACATTATTTAACATTATGTTCATTTCATCATTAAAAAATGTTTTACCAATAATCATAATGATACCAGCTAATATTACATGTTTTGATTGACCTCTAGCGGTTATTATTGCGAAATCATTACCATACATTAAACATTCTTTAAATTTAGAAAATGATGGTCCAAATCTTTTGTCTTCAAGGGCAATTGATAAATCTGAAATAAATTGTGGATTATTCGAAAAATTTAGATAAGGGTCAGCTACACCTAGTGGATATCGATATTCATCACTATCTCTAATTATCGCATATTTCATGGTTGATACTTCTTCCGTAATCCACACACCACCAACATTTCGTTCTAATCTAATTGTGGTGGGCATGTGGATAATATTATCATCCCAATCAAATACATAAATTCTTTTATTTTTCTTCATAAGAACTAGATTATCTAGCAAATATACGAAAAATTTTTGGATTAACAAATTATTGTGCCCAACTAAGACCAGACCCACCAAACATTTCACATGAAGTAGTACTTACCCCACGTTTTTTATTTTTAGTCTTAATTTTTTTACAAGATGTTTTATTTTTACCTTTCTTATACCTAATTTTTACTTTTTTATAAATGAGTGTGTTTACTTTAACTAACTCGTATCTATGTCTTTCAATTACTTGTGGAGCAGTTTCACCTTTTTTGACTTCTTCATCAAATACAACGATTAATCTTATATTCACGAATCTATATGGGGCGGTTTTAATACGGGCATCTAATCTATCTTCTTTAGACATACCAGCAACATATATTTCTGGACCACTATCTGGACTTGTAGTAACCTCAAATTTAGCTTCACCAATATTTAATGTTTGCATAAATTGTTCAACACTATTTGCTCTTAGTTGGGCTAATTTTGTATTACCCATTCTAATTGGTTCTTTATCAGTTGATGATTCGATATAAACACCAATAATTCGACCACCTTGTGCATTTATTTCATTTACTACTGTGGAAATAGAATCAGATGAGTTTTGATTCATTTGGAATGTTCCCGATTCAAAAAAATTATCTGATGACCATTTAAAATCTATCGTATCCTGTACTGTTACAATAGTTTTAGGTGGTAATATGGTATCTCTAGTTATTTTAACATCAGAAAGTGCATAACCTTGTTTTAACCTAGTCCTTAATACAGATGGGCTAGATGTTTTTGAATAAACAACACTTTGACCAACTTTTGGTTTTTTAGCATTTTTATCATTAATATAACTAATCGTTGATTTAATTTTATCTGCATTTTGTTGAATCATTTGACCAGCATTTGGCATTTTTGAATCAATTCTATTAATAACTTTATTTAGTTCACTAGTATCAGAAAGTGTCGCATCAATCTTTTGGACAATCTCTTGGTTTTCTAAAGCCTTTTGTGCTATGGCTTTATTTTGACCAGTTAAAGTTGCACCAGCTAACATTAATAAACCAAGTGCAATATCTTTGAACCCTTCTTCAATTATACCTTCTGATAATAATTTATTTAGAGTATCATTACTTTCATTAATATGTTGTGTGATAATTTGTAGTTGTTTTTCGGTCACAATAAGTTTCTTAGTCATAACTTTGTTTTATAATAAATATTCTATAAACGCAAAAAAGGACCTATTAGGTCCTTTTTGCTTATAGTTATATAATCTTAGATATCATCAAATGATGCACCAGTATTCATGATGTTGAATTCTACGCAGATAAACTCTAAAGCCCTTGTAGGTTTAATGAATATTCTACCGCAAAGCTCATTTCTATCAATCGCTTCTGGGTCATTATCCAACTGTACTCTAAAGTCAGTTAATCCCCTCTCAGTTCTAATGTTGTCTAAGATTGGGTTAACTAATCCTAAGAATTGGTTTCTTACGATATCATCGTTTTGTTCGAATAATAATCTAATCGATACAGCAGAAATAAGTTTTCTAGCTTGTAACAATAATCTTCTAACGTTAATTCTATCTAATGCAGATTCTTTAACTTGAAGTGTCTTGTTACCCCAGATTTTAATACCTTCACTTGCAAATGTTGCGATAGGATTAATCCTACCTTCGTAAAGTATATCTCTTTCTTCTAGAGTTAACTTCTTTCTAGCTTTGATAGCATTAACATCACCTCTCTGTACACCCGCTGCTGCGAACCAAGGGAAAGCAATATTATCAGTCAAAGCAATATTCCTAACAACATCTCTTGTTGGTGGTAACCAAATAAGTTGACTATTTTCAGAATCTTGAACTTGAATCCAAGGCCAGTATGTAGCAGTATAATTACTATCATATGCATCATCAATGTTATCAACAGCATCCTCAGCAGTCATAGCACCACCACTACCATCAGTATCTGGAAGAGTTGTAATATAGATTGAATCAGCTCTTTCAGTTTCAATCATTTCGATTGTTTCATCAATTAATGAAGGGTGGTCAATCATATCGATACCTGGTGTGGCAAACACATTAATGTTAATTGCCTCTGGGTTAGCAAATGTTCTCATACCTTCAAAATATGCGTAATAATCAGAGTTAATTCCGTTCTCACCATTAGTTAATGCTCTATTTGAGAACACACCAGAAGTAAGTGCTACAGAACCCTTAGCCCCATTAATTTGGTAAGTATCTTGATTTGTTCTTCTAGTTCTATAGATATCCCAACCATCAAATCCACCATATGGTGCAAATGTGAACTTACGTGCATAAGTTTTTTCGTAATCCGTTCCAACGATATCAAAATCATTTTTGAATTCAGCATTACCAGTTTCAAATTCAAATGTTGGTGAGTAAGTACCTCCAGTTGTATTAATTACAACCTCAACATTATCAATTGTTACCGCAGAAGCTTCAATATCCATGTGGAAACCTTTTGTAAGACCAGTCCACATATTTAGTGTTGAACTATCTGGTTTTCCTTTATAATCAAAGAAGTCTTGGTCGATACCAACTGTATCAGAAAGACCTAAGTAAAATTTCCTTTTCTTCTCAAATGTATTATATGTTTTCTTATATGAAATACTTGGGTTTTGTACACCAGTGTTTCCATTAGTATTGTAATCTCTTACTGGATAACCAACGAAACCAGCTGGGAATGCATCACTACCATCTGAATCTTCTTCTACATCAACTAAAACATAGTTAGACCTAGATACAAACTCACCATCCAATGTCCCAATTCTTCTACCAATAAACCTATCAGATGTTGGGTCCATATTACACTTAACAAATTTCTCCAACACTAATTTATTAGCATCAGTATCCGCATAGCTTCTAATTTCAACATCAAACAATCTATCATCTGGTCTAATGTTAGTGATTGAAATTTTAAATTCTTTATTTGCTGCGTTACCATCTGAAATTGTCCAGAATCTAAATAATCTTAATACTTTATTACCCCTAACCTCAGACACAACGTGTGGTGTAACTGCTGGTTGAAATTCTTCAAGATTATCATCAAATTCTCTACCGTAATCAATTAATGACATATTAATTCCTCTAACTTTATTATCAGCAATTAAATCTTCTAACATATTTTCGTAAATTTCTTCAACGAATAATGCGGTAGTATTATCTTGTGCACCTCTACCAAGTACTCTTGTAATATAATTCTTTTTAGTTCTATCAAAAGATAATGAATAATTAAATCCACCTTGGAAAAATGATGTACCAGTAATTGTAAACGTACCTAATGGGTTTGTCTGTGCTGTTCCACCAGTTGTTGAAATACCAATATCTGTAGTCCCACCAGTACAATCGAAAGTCAAAAACTCATTACCATCGTACTTACCTCTAGACCTAAGTAATGCAACAACCTTATTCTCAACACCAGTATGACATGCACCAGAGTAATTAATGGTTGCACCACTAGCAACACCAATTGTGTTACCACTAACATCAGTACTAGTTGCAATAATCTCAGTATCGAATGATACCCCGTAGAAGTCACACCCAGTTTCTGAAATTTTATTATATGTTGGTTCATAAGAAGCCGAATCACCAATTATAGCTGTTGGTAGGAAAGTTAAACTTACCAAACCATCATCGTAAAGTTGTTGTAATTCTGGATTTGCGATTACAACAGTTGTTAATGTTCCAGCTGTTGAAGCAGTATATGTAATCAATGGGTTGTAATCAACCTCAGCAGTTGTTGGCACCACAGTATCGATGTCCAATGCCGCATCTAATGTTATCCCCCAAGCCATACCAGCATCATATCCAGAGAATCCTAAAATTCTTGATACAAACAATTGGTTAGATTGAGATAAATATGATTTTGCTATGTATGGTAATTCATACTTTGCTGCACCAGTATCTTTTACTTTTGCTGGATTTAATCCACCGAAGAAAGATTTAAATTCATCGTAGTTACTAACGAAGATTGGTTGGAATGCTGGACCTTTTACAGTCTCCCCAACTAAACCTAAAGTTGTCACACCAACGTTACGTGTTACGAATGATAAATCCCTTTCGGATGTGTAAACACCTGGTGAGACGAATACTCTATTTGAAGAAGCCATTTACTTTTGTTTTTTTTAATGTATTATTTTCTGTTCTTAACAATAAATATATTCAAAATTTGCAAAAGAAATTTTATGGAGTAGAATACTCCATAATTAGTATGATTTTTTTCATACTTTCGTCATACTTATATATAAAACTATTATATAATGTCTGTAAAACGTAGTAAAAACTTGAAAATAACACCAGCAACTCACAAAATATTAAAAGATTATTGTGAAGATAATGGTCTAAAGATGTTCGCTTTTGTTGAAAAACTAATTAAAGAGAAGTGTGTTAAACCTAAAGATATTTATGGTGATGATTAATCTTTTTTGATTAATCTAGCCTTCCTACCCTTAACTACTTTATACGATTTGAAACTCTTTTCTTTCGCATATTTATAACCTTCTTCCCACCAATCTTCCATAATTTTCTTATCAAATATTAGACTATTATTTGTTAGTTTCCTAGGTGTGTAATAAAAGTTAAGTATTACCTCTTCTTCCCTGCCTTTTAATTTCCCAATTAATACATCATCTTTACCAAGTTCGTTATGCATCATATCAATTTCAGTTAAAATACCGTGAAATAAATTTCTCATATATTCAACCTCAAATTTAG